TACAATGTCATTCACTTGGATGTAATCTTTTCGTATAGTTCCACGAAGTCCTCGTGGTCTGCAACTTCCTGTGCAAGATTCTGTTTATGATATGTCTTTGCAATCTTGGAAATAACTTTCTTCGGGATCTGCAATGTATCAGACTGGTCTTTAACGATCTCACGAATGAGATCTCGTTCTGCCTCAGTACGAATCATTGAGTTGCTAATCTCTTGAATAGCATCTTGCAAAGTTTTCTTCTGTTCAGGTGTTAATGCGTAGTTCATTTCTTTCTCCCAAATGATACTCCATTAGTTCCACCAACTACACCACCAAGAATGACTGTAGCCATCCATGTTTCAAGTGTGACTGGAATTGCCAATGCAGGGAATAATGTATTTAAAGACCAAATTGTTGCTATTGGAAATATAACTAGCAACACCAATATTACTATTAATACGAATAAAATTTTCATAGATCAAAACTCACTTTAGTTACGGAGTCCCATCGAAAGGATCTCCATTCTTGCTTTTCTGTATCAAATACTCGGACTGCGGAACCAGAATCCTTGGTACTTGACCCTTCGTTTTTTGGATGCTTGTCTGCTGGAATTCGTCCTTCACAGAGAGTACATCGCATATCTCTAGCTGTACCATCTTTTTTGGTAAAAGTAACACACAAATCTTTGATGTTGTTGTCATGTAGAATTCCTAGAGTCCATGTTTTAAATTCCTCGAATTCTTTATCCGTTTTGAACACTGTTTGCATTATCAATTTCCTTTTTCAAATCTTCAATCATTGGACCAAAAAATGATAAGAATTCTTTGGTATCATAAAATGTAGTATGCCCATGGTCTGTTAAAATCTTTCCATCTTCTTTATATGAAGTTTGCTTGATTGAAAACTCCACTAAATCCCATGGATGTGACTTAACAGTAATTACCCTGCGCAAACCTTCCCGAACTAATTCATACTCATAGTTCATCTGTTGCCTTTCTGTGCTTAGGTTGACGAATGTACTGAACCTTACTCTCAACTACTCGCATGCGGTATTTGGGAGTGCGTAAATCCTTTGCTATTGGATCTCTAGGTTTCATTTGTCTATTATACACGATCTTTCCTTACAAGGCAAATTTCTTTAATGCTTCTTTTGCATCATTGCAATTACCCATTACATTATCCATCTCTGCGAGAATAATCATTTGTTGCAATGTATCTGCAAGTTGCTGGTCTTCCTCATCTAATAGATCATACCATTCTTCGTATTCTTCCAATGAATCCAAAGACCACATATGGTCTAGCATCTCCACTTGATACTCAGTTAGGTGTTCTATTTGAATCATACCATTTCCTTAATGTTCGACCACTTGGCTAACTTTGCTCGCTTGGCTTGTGCTGCCTTTGCAACCACTGAAGCATCAATAATTTCTTCTTCAGTTAGCATCTCAATCATGCAAAGCAAGTCACCAATTTCTTCTTCGAGTCGTTCACGATTGGTTGCACCATTGTGCTCACCATCAACTCCGAATCGGAACACCTTACTTATCGCTTGCGCAACTTCAGCACATTCCTCTTGACAGATAAGCATTATTTCTTCCTGTCGTGCCGTCTTCATTCTATTCACTACAAATTTATTCATTTTAATCCCAGTTCTTTTTATCACCATACTGCTCATTGTAATCGTAGCCAGCATGGTATGCTTCAAATTCTACTTGAGTATCTGCTTCGACTCTTAGACCAGAACCACCACCGACTCCACCACGATGTGGGTCACGAGGACGACCATAGTAGGAATCAGCTGAACCACGATCAAAGAATGAACCATGTTCAGTTTCGTAAGACTTGCCGTTGTAATCACCTCTTCGCATTATTCATCTCCATAAGACATCATAACATTTTGCTTCTCAAGTTCCAACAACTCACGATCATACATTGCATTTTGTGCCCATTCCAATGGAACACCAAGTGTAACAGAGATGAATTTAGCAGACATACCCTGCTCAACCAACTCATCAATTTGTAATGCTATTTCGCCCATTTTGCTCATAATTTATACCTTTGAAATTTGTACATCATAAGAAACACGATTCATCTTGTGGTCATAAACATGCATCGTTGACGCAATACCAATTGCGTTATGCATATCTTCAAACAACTGACGAACCACTGTATTCACACCAACAAAATCACCGACTCCACGCTTAATCGCTGCACCAGTCGTATAAAAAGATACACCATTCACAATCACACGATATTTCATAATCAATCCTTATTTAAAAACTATCAAAGCCAACAAGATGCTGTTGAAGAAGAAACCAACTGCATTTGATACGATATACAGCGTATCTTTTTGCACGATTGCTCTAAACAAGAACAACATCAAACCAGACCAAACAAGGATCACCATGCTTACTGGTGGAACCGTATTTGAATAACCTAAAATCACTCCAAGAGTCGTTGGGAGAGTAGCACCATGAATCAGTACCATTCCTAACCAACCACTAAGAGCACCTAACTTTTTAATTGTATTTTCATTTTTCATACAACTATTATACACCATTTTGCAATTAAAGACAAGCACTTTCTGTAAATAAAAAACCCCTGCATCTACAGGGGTTCTGGGAGAGGTAATAACCCTACAGGTCGTGGGGTTATCCCTTCAACTCACCTCGTTCGATGAGAATCTTCTTATTAGCCTGATGTTCTGCTTGTGTCAAGTCTTTGTTCTCGCCTTTGTATGGCACTGCGTAGTTGTTTTGGATTAACCAGTCATTGACACGAGTACCATCTTCAAGAACAAAGACACCAAGGATTCTACCAAACTTATCATCGTTGCTGTCAGGTTTTTGCGTTTCAATAATCTGCCATGATCCAATAGGCAATTTCTCTGCTAATTTCTTTTTAGAGAGTAGACCACGAACCTTTTCTTCTGCAATAGTAGTTCTTGATTCTGGAGTATCAACTCCAGCCATACGCACTCTTTGATTGGCAAGAATGATTTTGAAACCTAAGTCTAAATCGATGTCAACTGTATCACCATCAAGAACTTTAATAATCTTACATTTATATTGATACATTATGCATCCTTTACATTAGCAATCTTTTCTTGACCACGAGACCAAGCAGCAATACCGAGAATAGCACCCATAGCCATATGAAATAAACCAGCACCCTCAAGTGTTAGTGGTTTCCACTGAGTGATTGACTGTCCAGCACTATTTTGTAACAGACTCCACATGATTGGAAATATAATAAAATCTGTTATACATATAACCATGTATGTCCAACCCATGGCTGGACGCCATTTTCTATTCATCCAATCTTCGTTAGGAGAATTAGTCATTTCTACTGTTCCTGAATGTTGGATCACCAGACTCAAACACTGGCATTGTAGTTGCATTTGCTAGTGGCGATACTGATGGAGCCATACCCATACCCATGCCCATCGCTGGTCTTGGCATTCCACCCATAGTTGTTGTAGTTGTTTGGCTAAAAGATTGAGCAGGTGGAGTTGGTGGTTTGTCCCAACCTTTGTTTGCTGCAGCAAGTGCTGCTTTTTGTGCATCTTTATCTCCACCTGCCAACATAATACCAGATAGAGTACCAGTCAAGAATGTAGCAATAGGGATGATCAACTCAAAGAACTTCTGGTCAATAGGACTGATAGCGTTCAATGGCTGAGTAACAAAGATGATAGAGTAGAGAACTACGAAAACAATTCCAACAAGGGTAAATGATAGACAGATACCGATGAAGAATTTTAAACGAGCCATTAACTGCTCTTCTGAATACATAACTGGTTCACTCATTTGCATGCTCCTGCTGGTAGTGGTGTTGACATTGATGGTGGAGTTGACTTACCTTCTCCATCCTTTGGTGGTCCAAGACGAGGATCTCTTTGACCTTTAAATATATGCTCTGGACAAGTTCTTGTGACATCGCATAGTGGCATTTTACAGATATCCTTATCCCAGTTCGCTGGATTTTGGCATGGATAACGGAAACTTTCTTTACTAACTATTGAGAAACCAATAGGTATCACCAAAAGAATAGCCAGTCCCCACATTAAATGTTTATCGTTCATTTTAATCCTTTTTGTAACTATTATTTAGTTTACTTGCTTGTTGCATGATAAACTCCATCCCAATCGGATGGTTTACCTTTGTTTAATCGTTCCAACATCAATTCATAATAATGCTTCAGTTCACTATCTTCTGTAATAAGAGTTTTACAATGTTTTTTAGCATTTTCCCAATCACCTTTATAGTAATCCGAAAGAAATTCCTCATGCATTTGATTTGATTTTGCTATTGCGTAAATGTGCAGACCAATTGTCTTACCCTTTACTGCGATACAATCAAGTTGTGTCACATCATAAACATGTTTCACTCGTTCTGCTGTATCTGGACCAATAACCAGTAGAACTCCATAACCTTTTGTTTGTCCTTCAAGTCGTGCTGCAGTTGACACTGAATCACCCAGCACATCATAACCATAACGATCGTTGGCACCAATGTTACCAATCAGAGTTGGACCAGTGTTTACACCAGCACCCATACCAACAGGTGGACGACCTTCCGCTTGAAGAACCTTATTGAACTCTTCAATTGCTTGAATCATTTCAAGAGCAGTTCGTACTGCAGTAACTGGATGGTCTTCGTCATCAACTGGTGCATTGTGCACATGTAGTGAGGCATCACCAATAAACTTAATAATACAACCACCATTCTTTAGCACTGGCTTAGACAATGCATCCATGTAGCGATTCATAACAGCAGTCAATCCTTGTACATCAGCACCGAAGGATTCACCCAGTGTAGTGAAACCACGCAAGTCTGTCATAACGATAGACAGATCTCGTTTTTCACCCTTTAGTCGTTCTGCTGCACCTTCTGGATCTTCTGCCAATTGGTTGACAATAATTGGAGATACATATCCGCCAAACTGTTTCTTGATTTGCAGTTTCGCACGCAACTCGACAAGGAATTTGACAATGTATCCATGGAAGCTGCAGAGGATAATGGTAAGAATCGGGAACACAGCATCAAGTAGATAGCCGTATCCAGTAAATAATTGGAAGCCACCAA